CGGGCATCGGCCGCGGCTTCCGACCCGGACCTGATCCAGATCATCTTCGTCGACACGCTGAACGATCGCACCATGATCGTTGCGCCGCAGTCGTTCCGATTGATGCGCAGCAAGAGCCGGCCACTGCTGCACCAGTACGCCATCCAGCTGATCGGCCTGGCCCAGCACGGCGAAATATCGGCCACGACTGAGGACGCCATCGCTGAGGCGATGACCGACCGGTACGGCCGGCGCGCGGCGTCGATTCAGCGGATGTTCGACAATGCGGGCGCCATCGGCGCGCTCACTGATGCGCTGCCGGACGGCCTCAAGGATTTCGCGAAAACGTCCGTCGACGTGTTCAATCGGGCGGCCGACGTGGCTGAGAACGTCACGTCCACCATCGCCGCGGCGGCCGATGCCGTGATCACCGTCGCGGAAACCGTGTCGCAGGTCGGCGCCAACATCTTCTGGATTCTGGCCGACCAGGCTGGCATCGACTACAAGACGATGCAGCGGTACATGACGCTGGCGTCGCGCTACAGCGACATGTACTGCACGATCAAGAACGGCATCCGGGTATTCAACCCGATCCGCTCGTTCGACGGCCTGTTCGGCGCCTCGAACTGTTCGTCGACCGGCGGCGGCAGCCCGCCATCGTCCTATGCCGACGTCAACGTGTTCGGCGAGATATTCGCCGACCCGGAGGCCGGGCGGCTGGTCAGCGTGAGCGGCTATGCGTCGCGCGAAATGTCGACATGGACGCGCGACGCGCTGACCCTGGCCGGCGCGGTCGGCATTCCTGACTCGGCCGCCATCATGGCGGGCGGCATCACCGTGGGCGGCTGAGCATGGCGTTCACCAAACAAGTCCCGGCGTTCCGGACCCTGCGCATTCATGCCGGGGACACGCTGCAGAAGATCGCGCTGCGGGAGATGGGGTCGGCCGAGCGCTGGCGCGACCTGATCTACCTGAACAACCTGAGCTACCCGTACATCGTGGCGGATGCCGCGGCGGCCCTGGACGCGCCCGGCACGCTTTACTACGGCCAGCAGATCCGGGTGCCGGCGGCCACGTCTGCCGTCGGCGCGGTGACCGACGCGGAAGAGCTGTTCGGCAAGGACGTCAGCCTGAGCGGCGGCGTGCTGGCGGAAGACAACGGCGACTTCGCGGTCGAGCGCGGCATTGCCAACTTCCACCAGGCCATCCAACTGCGTCTGGACACCGACCCGGGCGACCTGATGTACCACCCGGACTACGGATGCCATGTGCGCAGCGTGATCGGCGAGAAGCACACGCCGACCTGGCAGGGCCTGGCGAACGGGTTCGTGCAGCGGGCGCTGTTGTCCGAGCCGCGCGTGCGGCGGGTGGTGCGTGCGGCGGTAGAATCGGCCGGCGACACGATCCGCGTCGAGGCCACCGTGATCCCGATCCAGGAAAACACGGCCGCTGACCTGAATCTCGTCATCGGAGGCCTGTAGTGGCGTTCCAGATCAAGAATTTCGTGTCGATCGTTGCCGGCGCCATCAACCGCATGCGGGCGACCACGACGAAGATCACCGACTACAACGTGGGATCGGTCGCGCGCAGCCTGATCGAGGCTCCGGCGATCGAGATCGAAAGCCTGTACCTGCAAATGCTGAATGGCCTGATCGAGTCGATTCCGGTCGCCATCTATCAGTCGTTCAATTTTCAGCTGCTGCCGGCGGCGGCGGCCTACACCATCGTCACCTTCACGGCCGATCCGTCGCCGGCACCGGCAGCCATTGCCATCCCGGCCGGCACCATCGTTCGCGCGCCGCTGTCCGGCGTGACCTACGCCACTGACGCGGCCGTGAGCATCCCGATGGGCGGCACATCGGTAACCGTCCGGGTGGTGGCCCAGCAGCCCGGCCTGGCTGGCAACACGCTTGCCAACACCATCACCGAAGTCGTCGGCGGCCTGTCCGGCGTGACGGTGACCAACCTTGACCCCGTGGTGTCGGGTCGGGACGAAGAAACCGACGATCAGCGATACCTGCGGTTCCGCGAGTTCATCCGGTCGATCGCACGCTCGCACATCGACGGCATCAAGTTCGCTGCGGGGTCGGCGACCGTCCTGGATGCTGGCGGCAACATCGCCGAGTACGTCAAGCAGGCCGTGGTGTACGAGCCGTTCGTGACTGACGTCACCCAGCCGCTGGGCTACGTCAACGTCTGGGTGTGGAACGGCGTCGATACGGCGTCGTCTGCGCTGGTGACGAACGCGCAGAAGATCATCGACGGCTACTACGATGCGAATGGCCAGCGCGTCATCGGCTACAAGGCGGCTGGCGTGATCGTGACCGTGGCGGCGGTGACCGCCACGAACGTGAACGTCACGCTGACGGTGACACCGGAATCGGGCTTCACCTTCGCGGCGCTTGAAGCGCCCGTCGAGGCGGCCATTCGCGACTACATCTTCAACCTGCCGATCGGTGAAGACCTGCTCAAGAACGAGCTGATCCGGGTGGCCATGTCCGTGCCCGGCGTCTACGACATTGCCATCTCGGTGCCGGCCGGCGATACCGTCGCAGCGATCAACGTCAAGCTGCTTCCCGGCACCATCGCGGCGAGCGCGGCGTGAAACTGACCAGCACGCTTCTTGGCTACCTGCAGCGGCCATTCAACCGCGATGCCGGCGAGCGCCTGGCGCTGCGGTTCCAGTATGCCGGCGGCGGGAACTGGCAGGTGACCGATGGCATCCTGACGACGACCACGCCGGGCGGCGTCGGCAACCTGACGATCGATCTGTCGCAGTACACGCTGGCTGGCTTGGCCGACTACCTGGCGGCGCAGCCCGGATATTCGGTGCCTTTCGAAGACCCGACCTTCGGGTCGCTGTCGGCCCTGTCCATCATCGATGGCGACCGCGTGTTCGGCGCCAGCAACGGCGATCACGTCATCATCTACACGTCGGTGCTGTGGTCGCTGATGGAGGCCTTCGCCGCGGCGCTGACTGAGGCGCAGGCGGCCATCGTGCAGATGCTGCGCCAGATGGTCACCACGACTGCGCAGGGCGAGTGGCTGGATGTCTGGGGCGGGTTCTTCGCGGTCGATCGCGCCCTTGGCCAAAGCGACGACGATTACCGGCCGCGGATCACAACCGAGCCGATCCGCTACCTGAACAACAACAAGGCCATCGAGCAGCTGCTTCTGGACCGGGTCGGCGCGGCGTTCAGCATCGTGGATCTGCCGTGGCGTGATGCGAACGACCGCGCATTTCTGGCCACGCTCGGCATCACCACCTTTGCGGCCGGTAGCTTCCCGACCGGCGGCTATCCGTTCTACGGCCCGGCCATCAACGACAACCCGCTGGTGTGCGCGTTCGGCGTGCTTCTGAATGACGGCCTGCCGCAGTCCACGCTGGACGAAATCAAGCGGCTGGTCAATTTCTCGAAGGCGGCCGGCACGATCCCGCTGTACTTCGCGCCGTCCGGCCTGTTGCACACCTGGAGCCCGGCCACGCCTGGCGAAGTCCTGAACAACACCACATGGGTGTGCGGGCCACTGGCCAGCGCGTACCAGCAAATAGCGATCTGAGGTCGACATGCAGAAAGGAACCGACTGGGGCGGAACGTACAGCCGATTCAGCTTCGATGAAATGAAGCGGTACGTGTCCATGCTCAAGGAACAGGGCAAGGTGGTCCTGGACGACGAATTCAACGTCGCGCAGGAAATCCTGCACACGCTGCTGCGGCGCACGACGCAGGACGGGTGGGGCGACGGCGCGGTCGGCGATGGCTGGAAGGTGGTCGGCACCGGCGCGGCGAACAACTTCACGATCACCGGCGGCAACGGCACGGCGGCTGGCGCCGGCCGAATCTACGTGAACGGCATCATGGTCATGCTGCCGTCCAACATCACCTACTCGGCGCAGGAAATCGCCGGGCCTGCGCTGACCACGCCGGCCGGCGCCAGAACGGACGAGGTCTACATCGACGTCTGGCTGGACGAATACGGCCCGGCCGACGATGCCGCGATCGCCGACCCGACACTGGGAACCGAAACCAGCCGGCGCCTGCGCGTCATGTACATGGTCCGGGTGGCTGAGGGCGGCGTCACGCCGGCCAACTACAACGACGCCACCGGCATTACGCACTACACGGCCAAGATCGCCACGCTGAGCCGCACGGCGACGTCCGCGATCAACGCCGGCATGGTGGCGGACGAACGCCCGCGCCTGGCATGGGACCGCGCGAACATCGACTACGTGCTGGCGCAGGCGTCGATCACGCCGCAACGCAAGCTCGACACCCAGCTGTACGACGCCATCGCCTACCTGATCACCCTGCTGGTGCCGCC